GGAACTTCTTATATTGAGTTAATATCACTTCCCAGTGAAGAGGCCTTTGGAATTCCTTCTATAGGTCGCAGTTTATTAATAAGCAGTATATCCAGTTCTGAAGGATTTGGTGTTCCTTCTGTTGTTCGTGGTGTCATTAAAATTGAAACTATAGGTATCGCGTCGGTTGAATCGTTTGGCGAGCCTGCAATAACCCCTGAAGCGGTTAATATACTTTGTACTGGTATTGCTACGGGTGAAGGTTTGGGTCGGCCTACGATCGTTACAGGAGTTGTATTTGTAAACTTAAACGGTATACCTTCTTCTGAAGAGTTTGGTTCTCCAGTCTTATTGCCTAAGACTACTTCTGTAAATCCTACAGGAATCGCCTCGGCTGAGAATTTTGGAGAACCATCTCTATTAATTGGTAATGTAGATGTGGAGCCTGTTGGTATACCATCTGGTGAATCTTTTGGATTACCTTATGCGACAGTTTCTGGTGTACAGGTTTCACCATATTCAATTGTTTCTCAAGAAGATTTTGGTTCTTTTACTGTATCTCCTGGGACTGTTCAGATTACGCCTTCATCAATTAGTGGTGTAGAACAATTTGGAACTCCTTCTGTTGCTCCTGGTATAATTTCTGTTTCTGTAAATGGTATAACTTCTCAGGAATCTTTTGGTACTGTAAATCTTGGAATGTCTATCCAAGTACAGGCGATTATTTCTGGTGAATCTTTTGGATCCTTTGTTGTTACGACTGGCAATGTTGATCTAACTCCTTATGGTATTGAGTCCCAAGAATTATTTGGGTCTCATATTATAAGGAATGTTTTAGCTTTGAATTTTACAGGAGCAGGTATCGGGAGTTCTGAGTTCTTTGGAACTCCGGTTGTGACTGTAATAGTTCGTAACGAATTTATGCAATTAATGGAGACTGATCTTGAGGATGTATTTTTCAATGATACAGAGTTTGCAATTACTTCTATTTATGAGCATAAAACAGGTGTAAGAATACCTGATTTACATATAATCTTCGATGAAGAAACTATGATGGTTGATCCTGATACTGGAGCGGAAATTTTATCAAGAAATCCTATGGTACAAGCGATTAGTAGTCAATTTACGATTGCTCCTGCAAAAGGAGATAAGATGGTTATTAAAGGCGTGAGATATCAGGTGATAGATGCTCAACCAGATGGGACAGGAGTTACTGTTTTCCATCTGCATCATGAAAGGACTGTATAATGTCAAAAATTGTTTCAGTACAAAATTCTCAGCCTCATGCCAGGATTGTTATTCGCAAAGCTGTAAAGGAATTATTAAAAGATAATACAGACTTAGGAGGACGATGGTACTGTTCCAGGCCGAAAGCTGTTTTTGTTGAAGAGTTGCCTTGTGGATTGATTTATTTTCAAGATGAAGATGCTGATGCTCAGGATGTAAAGCCAAGATGTTATCTGCGTAAATTGAATTTACTAACAGAAATCGTTCATCGTATGGATTCTGAACGTGACGACGCTCTTGATGATTTTCTGGATTCTCGGGCTTTTGAAATAGAACAGGCTATATTCTATGATAGATTTCTTGGTTTGCAAGGAATAGTTGAAGATGTTATTCTTAGTAGGACAGAAGCAATGAACATTGAGATAAATGGTGATTTGGATATTGCTTCTTTGAGACTTGTTTGGCAAATCAACTATCGTACAGACGCCTTTAATAATGGGTCCTTGGACGAATTCTTAAGATTCATAACAGATTATAAAACGCCGGATAATGTAGAGGCTCGTGATAATGTCACAATCAGGAAGCAATAAGGAGTGTCTGATGGAAATGATTTTTATTAAACCGAACGATGGCAGGAACGTTCGTTTGGAAGATGGTAGACTCCTGCCAAAAGAAGGACAAGAAGTACCACGAACGGTATATATTGACAGAAGGATTCTTTCTGGAGATGCTGTCGTTGTGGATTATCCTTCAGATGAACCGGAAAATGAGTAATTATCCGGTAAGAGAATAAAGTCCAAATTTTAATTTGACAGGAGGCTATATGTCTATCCCTAACGATTTACGGGTTCCATTCGTTTATGTGGAATTTGATTCGAGTCGTGCTTTTCAGGGACCAAGTATTTTAAAATACAAGGTATTGCTGATAGGACAACGACTTTCTTCTGGTATCAGGCCTCAGCTTGTCGTTGACCAAATTACAAGCTACGATCAGGCCTCTAAGCTGTATGGATCAGGTTCTCAGCTTGCACGACAGTTCAAGTATTTCTTCAAGAATAACAAGATCAGTAATGTTTACGGAGTTAGTCTTGATGATGCAGGAGCTGGACTTAAAGCGGAGGGGGAATTTGTTCTTGGTGGTACTGCGACTGCGACAGGAACTCTTGTCGTTTATATTGCAGGTGAGCGGATTGCTGTCGCCGTAACAACCGGCATGAATGCGACTGCTGTTGGAGCAGCTCTTGAGACTGCTATTAACAATGATACCGGTCGGCCGGTGACTGCATCGAACTTGGCTGGGATAGTAACGATAACCGCTAAGAATGCAGGTGAGAGTGGAAACGATATTGATCTCCGGATCAATTATTATTCGGGTGAAGAGCTCCCTGATGGTATTATTTGTACTGTGAACGCAATGAGCGGAGGAGCAAACAATCCACTGTTGTCAAGTGTAATTTCTGTTCTTGGCGATGAATGGTACAATATTATTTCTGCACCTTATTATGATGCAACAAATTTATCTGCGATTGAGACAGAACTCGCTGACCGTTTTGGTCCTTTGCGTATGATCGATGGAGTTTACATTACCAGTCGTAAAGGTACAGTTGGAACTCTGTCAACGTTTGGATCCGGTAGAAATTCAAAGCATGTTGTCTGTATGCATTCCGAAGATATTTGTGGATGGTCTGCAGAATTTGCTGCTGGTCTTGCGGGACAGGTTGCTAAGGAAGCACAAGCCGATCCGGCTCGGCCTTTCCAAACTTTGGAAATTGTTGGTATTCTACCTCCAGCGGTTACGGAACGGTTCACTCTTGCTGAAAACAATTCGCTCCTGTATGATGGTATTTCCACTTTCTATGTGGATAATGGAGGTAAAGTTCGTATCCAACGACTTATCACGATGTATCAGACGAATGCTCTTGGTGCAGATGATATCGCTTATTTGGATGCGAATACAATGTTTACTCTTATGTTTCTGCGTTATGATTTCAGGACACAGATATTGACACGATATCCACGTGCGAAATTGGCAGATGATGGAGTACAGGTCGGTCCTGGTCAGCAGGTAATGACTCCTAAGCTTGGAAAGAGTGAAGCTATTAATATCTTTCGTGGTTGGGAGAGTCTTGGTTTGGTTGAGAATATTGACCAATTTAAAAACGATTTGGTCTGTGAACGATCAACAACGGATCCAAACCGTTTGGAGTGGATACTTCCTCCGGACCTTATTAATCAGTTCCGTGTAGGATCTGCCACAATTCAGTTCCTTCTTGAAACTGTATAACGGTAATAGATAATCTTAAACGGAGGTGAATATGGGAAGCAATTTAATCGCTGGACTTCTCGAGTTAAAAGTAAATGGTGAGATTCAGAATGCAAAAGGGAATTTCACTTATAATCTTGGGAAGATGAAGAAAGAAGCAATTGTTGGAGCTGATCGCGTACATGGCTATAAAGGGACTCCTCAGGTCCCTTTCATTGAAGGTGAGATCACAGATAGATCTGATCTTAATGTGGAGGCTCTGGTATCAATTGACAATGCGACTATCACTCTGTCATTGGCGAACGGTAAAGTAATCGTTCTCAAAGACGCTTGGTATGCTGCTGATGGGGATGTTGGAACAGAAGAAGCGAACATTCAGTTACGGTTCGAAGGGATGTCGGCTGAAGAGGTTCGGTAATTATAAACATTCAACTCTAAGGAGTTAGAATTATGGCTAATGAACAGGCTAACAAAAACCAGGAAGGGAATGAGGAAGTAAAGGTATATGAAATTCCTCATACAATCGAATTGACAGTCCCTGTCCAATGGGGAGATGAAACTATCTCGACTATCGTGATCAATCGTCGTCTTAAAGCCAAAGATTTCAAAGGTATTAAGGCAAGTGATATCCGATTTGATGATATGATGAAATTGATTTCTCGAGTGACTGGGGAATCAATCAAGTTTATTGAAGAGTTGGATGCGGCAGATTTGTTCGAAGCATCACAGGTAGTTCAGTCTTTTTTGCCGAGTGGCCTGACGACTGGAGAGAGTCGTTAGGTCTCTTCGCTTTTCTATTCAAGTTTCCTCCTACGGAACTGTATGAATTAGAAGATGAAGATATTCAATTTTGGCGTGAACAGGCTGATGCATTAATCAAAGGTCTTGAGAGTAAAAGAGGAAAGTAATGGCGATTAAACCTATTCGAATAGTGATTTCTGGTATTGACAAATTTTCCAGTACAATAGCACAATCACAAAAGAAGATAGAAAAATTTGGAAGGAGTGTTTCTAACGTCGGTAAAAAGATGACGGTAGGAATGACGGTTCCTCTTATCGCTGCTGGAGGCATTGCTCTCAAGACTACTGCTGATTTTGAACAGTCGATGCTCCGTGTGCAGAATTTGACAGGAGCAACCGGAACGCAATTTGTGGCTCTTGAAAAGCAGGCAAGGGATCTTGGAGCCACAACTATCTTTAGTGCCAGTGAAGCCGCAGAAGGTATGGGATATCTTGGAATGGCTGGATTCCAAACGAACCAGATTATGCAAGCAATGCCTGCGACGTTAAATCTGGCGGCTGCTGCACAGATGGAATTAGGACAGAGTGCAGATATTGTTTCTAATATTCTTACGGCTTATGGAAAAGATGCATCACAGACTACATCTGTTGCAGATCTTCTTGTTGACTCTTTTCAATCAGCTAATACGAATTTAGAACAGATGGCCGAAGCGATGAAATTTGTTGGACCTGTCGCTGCTGGCATGAAGATACCTATTGAGGATACCGCGACGGCTATCGGTTTGCTTTCTAATGCTGGTATCCAAGGAGCAATGGCTGGAACGCAATTACGTGGGATTATCGGGATGTTAGCTAATCCGACAAACGAAGCCAGAGCAGCTCTTGCAAGATTGCAGATTCCTAAAAATCAAATAATTGATTCTGCTGGTAATGTTAAAAATCTTGGAAATATAATACAGCAATTTGAAAAGCATGGAGCCACGACGGCAGATATGTTGCAAATTTTCGGACGACGTGTCGGTCCTGGAATGGCTGCTTTGGTGTCACAAGGTTCGAAAGCATTCGAAGTCTTAAATGCTGATTTACGTGATAATGCAGGGTCAGCGCAGAGTGCTGCTGATGTTTTCAATAATTCTTTCATAGGACAGGTGAAAGCTTTACGTTCCGCGCTTGAAGAATTAGGGATAGCACTATTTAAAGATACAGGCTTATTAAAAGATATTAGTACGGTCGTAAAAGGTGCGATACAATTTGTTCGTAGATTAACGAAAGTAAGTCCAGGAATATTAAAACTCGGTGCTGTATTCGCGGCTGTCGTCGCTGCTGCTGGTCCTTTATTGGTCATAATTGGATCGTTGATTACGGCAATCGGCACAATATCTGGTGCGATAGCTTCTGCTGGAGGTATCGTTGCTATCTTGTCAAATCCTATAGGATGGGTCATTGGTGCAATAATGGCGATCATTGGATTATTTGCATTAATGAAAACAAAGTTTGGAATGAATATCAAGAGTATGGCTTCTGGTCTACTTTTCTTTACTGGTCCTTTAGGTATGGTCGCCAGTTTATTTATAAAAAATTGGGGAAAGATGTTGCCGTTTATCCGGCTTATCGGCTGGTTATTTAAACAGCTCGGTAGAGTTGTTCTTGCTGTATTATGGCCTGTTTTTAAATTACTTGAAAAGCTCGGCGATTTACTTGGTTGGATCGGTGGAAAATTGCTTGATTTACTGACAGGTATAACCAAGATCGCTCTACCAAAATGGCTGGAGAAAAAGATCGGATTTACCTCTCCAGAGGGTGGACCGAATGCTTCTGTAGATCAATTAGTTGGTAGAGCTGGAGCAGTTAATAAAACTGAGAATGAGACAAAGATTGTAATTGAAGATAGAGCTGGAGTCAATTTGAAAGCTCATACAGAAAAAGGAAAAGTAAACACTGAGATCATGCGAGGTCTCTCATTCGGTGGAGCGTACTAATGGGATGGATTGACAATTACCGGCAAGCTCAATTTCGTACGGCTGAATTTTTTGTACCGAATGCGGAAAACGATGGTGGTCGTCGTGTGGCTGTACATTCATTTCCTAAACGGGATGAACCGTATTCAGAAGATATGGGACGTAAATCGAAAACATTTCAAATAGAAGCTTACGTTCTTGGTGAAGATTATTTTAGTAAACGAGATAATCTCGCTTCTGCATTGGACCAGGAAGGTTCTGGGAAACTTGTTCATCCGTACAGGGGAACGATAAATGTTATTTGTACAAACTATTCTGTCCGTGAGACTGTTAGTGAAACACGGATAGCGCGATTTACAATAACATTCGTAGAAGCTGGTAGTTTAAAATTTCCTAATGCTGTTATAGATACGACTGAAGATGTTGCCAGAAAAAAAGAAGTAGCTTTGAGATCGGCGCAATCATCACTGGAAGAGAACTTTGATATTTCTACAGTTCCATTTTCAGTAACACAAAATGCGATGGCAACTCTTGAGAAGGCATTATCTACAATAGAGGATGCAAAGCAAACAGTTTCAGCACAATCACAATATCGCCGGTATATTGACAATATTAAGAATAAATTGATACAGTTATCGTACGACGTCGTTGATCTTGCGCAAGAGTTTGCAGATTTATTAACTTTCGGAACTAATGCAGATGATGAATATGAAGCTACTTCCGACAATGCCAGGAATCAATTTAGAGAAATGGTGAAGATGTTTAATTTCTCTCCGGATGAGACTATTGGTGATGATGATCCTTCTTTGCAATTTACTATATTTATCCAGCAGATGGCTGTGATAAATGCGATGGGTCTTATGTCTATTATTGAGTGGGATAGCTTAAATGAGGCGACAGAGTTTCGTGATATTACTTTTAAAAAGCTGGAAGAATTAATTTTAAAAGTAAATAGTGATGAACTGTATACCGCTCTGTATGATTTACAAACTTCTATCGCTCGGGATATAGATACCCGTATTCGTTCGCTTGCTCGGCTTGCGGATTATACATTGAATACTTCACTCCCAGCGATTGTAGTTTCTCATGATCTGTATGGTAATATAAATGAAGAGCAGGATATACTTGATAGAAATAGAATAGTGCATCCATTGTTCGTTCCTGGTGGTGTACCAATAGAGGTAAGAATATATGGATAATGTTGTCACAATGCAAATTGGATCTACTAAATTAGTAGGATGGAAATCTGTTACAGTTAATCGTGCATTGGATGCGATAGCTGATAGTTTTAATCTATCAATGGTAGATGTATGGGATGATGATATTTCTATTTTGATTCCTGATGAGAAATGTAAAATTTATATTGAAAAGACTTCTGGTGGTAAGAATATTAAGGAGTTAGTATTAACGGGCTGGATTGATTCTGTAAATATTTCTGCGGATGAATCTTCTATCCTTGTCAAGGTAGATGGTAGATCTAAGTCAGCGGATATCGTGGATTGTTCTGCTGAATATTTGCCTTCTAATTCTTGGAATAATACGTTATTGTCAACGATTATCCGTGATCTTATGTTTGATTATGATGTAGATTTAGATTTTATATCTTCGGCTGCATACGATAAGAATTCAAAATTAAGTTTAACAATTAATTCAGGTGAGACTATATTTGAGATAATAGATAGGGAATGCAAAAAACGGGCGATATTGCCAGTTACAAATCCGTATGGGAATATAGAGCTTATAACAAGCGGTGACCGTATATCAAGGGATAAATTGATATTTGGGGAGAATATCGTAAAAGCTTCTGTAGACTTTGATTATTCAAATCGCTATGGAGTTTATAAAGTAAAGGCACAAAAGCAGGGGGATGGTAATGGATGGCAGAACTCTACTAACACGATTTTCGCGGAAGCTACGGATGCAGTTTTTGGAAAAAGAGTACGTCGCAAAATTGTGGTATTGGACGGAGCAGGTAGTAACCAAGATGCGCAAAAGTCTGCGAATTGGGAATCGCAAATTAGAGCAGGAAGAACTGGAAAACTTCATTTAACGATACCGACTTGGTTTCAATCAGATAATAGATTATGGGAAGTCGGTACTCTTGTTTATTGTCAAGTTCCGCCATTAAGGATTGATGAACAATTATTAATAAATTCAATCGAATTCACGCAAGATGATAATGGAACTTTGTGCAATATGGATCTTGTTAATAAGGATACTTATGCTGCTGATCCATCTAAAGAAAATAAAATAACAAAGAAGTCTAAAAAGAAAGGCTTCGGTTTCGGGTGGTGATATGGATTTTGTTGCACAATTAAATCGTTTACTTGAACCGATTAGAGTTCGTGTTCGTATGCTTATTTGCCGTGCGATTGTGTCAATGGTAGACGATAGCAAAGCAATACAGATAGTACAGTTAAATCTTACAAAGGACGATGTGAAAGATGGTATTGAGAGAGTACAAAATTATGGATTTACTTCTAAACCTTTAAATGGTGCTGAAGCTGTTGCGCTATTTTTACAAGGTAACCGAGATAATGGATTATGTATCGCTATTGACGATAGTCGATATCGCATGAATAATTTACCAGATGGTGGAGTAGCTATGTACGATCACGATGGTAATTATGTAAAGATGACTAAAGATAATGGTATTGAGATAGAAGCACCTAATAAAAAAGTAACAATAAAAGCATCTGGAGATATAGAAATTGGCAATGCTAATTTGAAGAAATTGGTGAATGAAGAATTCGTTAATATTTTTAACAATCACACTCATGGATATACTCTTCCTGTACACCCAGGAACGCCTAATACTCCAACATCTGGTCCAAGTGTATCTATATCTTCTACAGAGCTGACAAGTAAAGTAAAGGCGGAATAATATGGCGAACCAATATAGCCCTTCTTTTGTCCATCCTAATTTTGTTGTTGCTGATTATGGAACAGAGTTTGGAGCTGGAGTAAATTATTTCCCGTCACAGCTTACTTTCAATAATACTCCACCGGCAAGAGTACGGAGCTTTAAACATAGAATATTTAATTCTTACTATAAATGTGAATTTACCTGGAATAATGTAGGAGTGACCAGTTTCGGTTCGTCTCCACATAATATAGGTTTTTATAATGTAAGGAGTTCTTATCCATATTCAGATTTTATATGGATTCAGATACCTATTATCACAACGAGTCCACAGCAATTTCGTGTCAATGTAATGACGGATCAAGGTATCTATGCGGAATTAGTTTCTTGGACTAATATCGTTGCTGATTCCTTAGGGACTGTTATTTGTGAAGTTTGGGTAGGACCGGATAAAGGAGCTGGTAATTGTGATTTAAGATGGAGAATAAGGTTACCAAGTTACGGATTAGATTTGAACTATGGTCCTGTAAATTATGCTCCACTTCCAAATTACGATGAATGGTTTGCAGAATTTTATGGACTGGAAGCAGATTTCGGACAAACGATATTATCAGCGGATCAATTAATAACAGGTCATACAATTGTACCTGGAGCAATCTCTTCTGTAGAGTCCTTTGGTATGCCTACTCTATTCGAGCTGGGACAGACAATGACCATGCAGGGGATAAGTTCTTTGGAGTCGTGGGGATCGCCTTCCTTATCAATATTTAAAACGTATATCGTCCCGGAAGGTATCCTATCGCAGGAAGGATTTGGTTATCCTTCAGTCTCCATTCCCGCGCCGACTTCGAGTTCTCTACCTGCTCCTACTCCAGCGTTAGAAGGGGATATCCGTCTTGTATGGGATGTTAATAAACAATATGTAGATTTTGTTGTGGCTGATCGAGATGTTGAACGTGATGCAGGTTTGGAAACTGCTATCTTTATAACGTTATTAACAGATAAACAAGCTGAAGATGGTGATCCATTACCGGATGATAGTGGTTATCGTGGTGGATGGTTTGGTGATTCAATCCCTGTCGTTGAGGATTATAAAATAGGAACGAAACTTTGGTTATTGCAAAGAGCAAAAACAGTTTCGGAGATACCCGCAATCGCTAAAGAATATTTACTCGATGGTTTTCATTGGATGATTGAAGATGGATTAGTTGAGTCTGTCGAAGTTACTGTAGAACGAAGAAGAGATTTGAAGACCACTCTGGCATTTACTCTTGCATTTAAGAAGCCAGAAGGAACAACAATCTTTTTTAATTTTTATTATAATTGGGAAGCGCAAATATTAAGGAGGCAATAATGCCGTTCGAAAGACCTGCTATAAAGACAATAAAAGAAAGAATTGAAAAAGGAATAGAAGCGAGGCTGTTTGGTAAAGTAGCACTCTTACGAAATGCTGTATTGCGTATTATGGCTCGTGTCTTTGCAGGAGCGATTCATGGTAATTATGGATATTTACAATTTATAGCGAAACAGTTATTTGTTACAACAGCGGAAAAAGAGTATCTTAATCGTCATGGAAGGATGTGGGGAGTTGATAGAAGGCCAGGATCGTTCGCTATCGGTACTGCTATTTTTGCAGGTGTGGATGGAACTGTTATACCGGAAAATACTCGGGTACAGAATGAAGATGGTATTGAGTACGGTACGACCACGATAGCAACGATTACGGGAGGAACTGCATCCATTATAGTACAGGCAATACAGTCGGGTGAGGAGGGTAATTATGTTCGGCCAAATCCTCCCATTCCTATCTTTTTGCAAATTGTAGCGCCGATATCTGGCGTGAATGACGAGATACAAGTAGATGGTGATATCACTGGAGGTGAAGATGCAGAGGACGATGAAACATACAGAGCCCGTATTTTACAACGTATACAGAAAATACCGACTGGTGGTTCAGCTGCTGATTATGTAAGATGGGCAACAGAATATCCTGGAGTAGAAAGAGCTTGGTGCTATCCATTAGCAAAAGGACCAGGAACGGTATCTGTTGTATTTACGGCTTCTGGTAGTGATCCCGTTCCGAGTGCTGCATTATTATCTGATGTCTTGGCTTATATTACAGCTCGTAAACCAGTTACGGCTGATCTATTCGTTGAATCAATTACAGATTATAATGGTACTCCTGGAACTACCGAGCTCTCATTTTATATTAAGTTACCTTCTACACAGAATACAAACGATTATCAGACAGCAATTAGAACAAATTTGGAGACTTTATTTTTACCACACAAGCCTGGAACTACATTGCCGATATCTCAAATCCGTGCATCTATTTCTAAATCAGGTGTAGAGGATTACGATATTGTAACATTAAAAGCTGATGGAGTTTCGTTGCCGGTTGACGATGTCGCTCTTACTGGTTATATGTATCCGTCCTTAGGTACGATCACTTTTGGAGTATTATAATGTCTAAGTATTTACAAGAATTAATTCCGCAATTGACCTACGATCGATGGGACTACGTTCGGTCGCTCCGAGCCCTCCTTCCCAGAGGTCGTGCTTGGATTATACCATTACCGGATGAAAAAGATATTCGCCTGCATAGTATTGATTCTGCTGAAATGTTTGGACGTATAACGCTTTTTACTGGTAATATACTTGTAACTCCCAATGGGATTTTAAGTGGTGAAAGTTTCGGTTTGCCAAATATGGCAGAGCATAAAGATGTAATATTATCAGGTATTCCTTCTGCGGAATCTTTTGGTTCGTTGACTTTAAGTCCACATCTAATAATCGCCCCGAATGGTATTATTACTGAAGAAGTTCTTGGTGTTCCGTCAATTTCTGGTGGAGGTTCGTGGACGCAATATTGCGGATTTGAGACTACGTTATGCTCTGGTTGGGATAGTGCTTTCTTGTCAAATTGGTATCAGACTACTGAGAATGGGGAAGGTATAGCGCAAAGAGCTTCGGATGGAGATGATAGATTATATCCGCCGACTGGTCAATTACTTACTGGCGACTTTACAGTAGAGTTTGGATTTTGGCATTCTGCAAATGAAGGTTCTGCAAATATTTCAATTCACATGGAGTTGTTTAATGCCGGTGGAATGATTTACGATTCAATGATGATTGCTCCTCATATTATATCTAATGGAGCACAAATATTAGTTCCAACTGGTCCAGTAGAAATAAGAATGAAAATTGATAGAATATCTGGTAATATATGGAGCTATTTTTGGGATGGAAGTCAATGGGCAAGAATTGATACTTGGCCTTCTCCTGGAAATGTAATGATAAATTCTGATGATCTATATCTTGTTGTGAATGGAGCGGATGGTGTCAATGGCTTTTCATATATAGGCGTAGATGGGACGTTGGTATGATCTCAAAAATTATTGGTAAAATCTTAATGGCTTTTGCTGTCGAGCTTGAGAAATTTGAAGAGCGAGTAACTGCTTTAAGGCAAGAAGCTATTCCTGGTCTATCAAGAGAATTATTACCAGAATGGGAAACGGATTTAGGTTTGCCCGATACTTGTTCACCTCTTGCTGGTACTATGGAGGAGAGAGCTCGTATCGCACATGCAAAGTATACAGGTAATTATTACGGGCAAAATAAAGAGTTCTTTATAGAGTATGCTGCAAGCTTAGGAGCTAATATTTCGATAAAGGAATATAGTGGTACAGGTAGTATCTTCAGAGTAAGTGTGAATCGCGTCTCAAGAATGCCGACTACTGGTATTGACGGATCAAGATTATGGTCTCGACAAGCAAAATATAGATGGACAGTTACAGTTCTATCTTTAGATAATGTAAGTCTTGATTATTTAAAGTGTCGTTTTAATCAATTGAAACCAGCTCATACTGAGATTACTTGGAAATAGAAGG